CGCCAATACCCCAAACCGCTTGCATCGCAGCGAGTTTGGCGGGTGGGGTGCGACAAAACCTCTACATCCGCACGCAAGCGCTGCAGGTTTGACACACCTACCCCCTGCTCCCCACCCCCAGGGGGCGCTAACCTCAGTAAGTAAGGGCCTGTTGGGGTTGATTGGGTGTCGGTGCTGAGCGTGATTGCTGGGGGGAACGTGCTGGAGCCCCCGCAGCGCACCAGCACCCGCTGCAGCGAGAGCTACGAGAGCCTGCGCAAGCGGATCTACGACACCCTTCTCCCCGCGCAGAAAGAGTTTGTAGACGATACCGACCACAAGATCCTCGGGTATTGTGCAGGATTTGGTGCAGGTAAGACCCACGCGCTTAACGCAAAGGCCATATTTCTCGGGATGGATAACCCAAATACTACGGCAGCGGTGTTTGAGCCCACCAACATCCTCCTGAGGGACGTTTGGATGCGAAGTTTCGACAGTTTCTTGGAGGAGTTTCGCATTGAACACGACTTCCGGGTGTCACCCCAGCCGGAATATGTGCTGCACCTACCCCGTGGCCCTGTCACCCTTATTTGTAGAGCAACCGAGACATTTAATAGAATCAGGGGCCAGACATTGAGCTATGTTTTGGCTGACGAGCTTGATACTTCTCCCCTAGAGGTCGCACAAAAGGCATCAGAGATGATGCTGGCCCGTTTGCGTGGTGGCGTCAAACCCCAGTTGGCAGTGGCGTCTACACCTGAGGGCTATAAGTTTTTCTACCGCTGCTTCGTTGAGCAGGGTGACAGACCGGACCGGCGTTTGATTAAAGCCAAGACCACCGACAACCCCCATCTCCCGGATGGATTCGTCGATTCGCTGTATCAGAACTACGACGCCAACTTAATTGCCAGCTACATCAACGGTGAGTTTACCAACCTTGCAAACACGACGGTCTACCATCCGTTCGACAGGGACCGCCATTGGTGCGATACGGAGATCCGTGATGACGACCGCCTGTTGATTGGGGTGGACTTCAACGTGGGGTCGGTCTTCACCGAGGTGGTCGTTCGCCGGGGGGACGAGTTCCACGTCGTCGCGGAGCACTACCCCAAGGACACCCCCGCGCTGGTGCGGCTGCTGCAGGAGACCTACCCCCAGCAGATTGAGCAGGGCAACGTGGTGATCATCCCTGACGCCGCGGCCAGGCAGCGCACGACCACCAACGCAGCGGAGTCGGACCTGTCCTTGCTGCGCAAAGGGGGCTTCACGATCAAGGCCCAGCAGGCCAACCCCCAGATCGCAGACCGTGTGAACTGCATCAACGTGCTGCTGATGGCGGATCGATTGAAAGTCCACAACCGCTGCAAGTACCTGATTAAGTCAATGGAGCAGCAGTGCTATGCGAAGGACGGGAACCCAGAAAAAGGTCGGGGTGGCATTGAGGACGTGAGCGGTCCTGTGGATGCGCTTGGGTATGCCATCCACTACTTAGCCCCTCTCCGCCGCTGGGCGACTGGGGGCAGCAGTTTCAGAACCTACTGATGAAATACAAGCGTCTACAGCTGAGCCCACACACCAGCATCGAGACCTCGCTGGACACCAACGGGCGCTTCTGGATCGCCTATTGCAGGGGTGCGAGTGTGTTCATCCGCGACACGAAGGAGTTGCGGCGGTTCTTGAAGCTGCCCAAGGGGATCCCTTCGCGGGAGCGCTTTGACGAGTGGCTGGGTGAGATTGAGTCTGCCGATACCGCCCGCAAGGAGCGAAAGGATGCCAAGGAGGGGTTATCGGAGGAGCTACTGGCCACCGGTTGGGGCCCTGAAGTTCACCTAGACGAGAGCGATCCCAATTACGCAACGAAGACCGTGATTTAGGGCATATCGGAAATCTCGGATAGGTATGTGACCGACTGGCGTGGCGAGCAATAGCACCTACCCGAATGCGGCGAGCGTGCTGTCGCCACTGCTGACCTACCCGGCCAGTCAGGCGAGCACCAACGCCGACGACCCGAGTGTGGTCAGCAATGCGGTGGTGGGGATGGCGAGTGACTGGGCGCCGATTGATACGTGTCTGTCGGGGACGACGGGATTGCGGTTGAACTGCCGCGACCTGATCCCCCAGGAGAACTCAGAAGCGGATGACGCTTACAACCGGCGGATCTTCCATGCCACCCTCCCTCCGTTTCTGCAGCGGTTGGCGTCTCAGGCTGCGGGGGTAATCCTGCGCAAGGGGGTGCAGGTGGAGGGCGACGAGTATTGGGAGGAGTGGACGAAGGACGTTACAGGTGATGGCACCACCTTGAACGAGTACGCAAGGCGTCAGTTGGTGACGGCGCTGCTGTTTGGCCATAGCAGCTCCATTGTTGATTTCGCCAACGTCACGACGCCACGGAACCTGGCGGAGGAGCGTCAGCTCAATCGCAAGCCCTATCTGGTGCCGGTGCATCCCCGGCAGGTGTTGGGATGGCGCACCAGCAATGACTCCAGCAGCAGCGATCTGAGCCAGGTCCGCATCCGCGAGCAGATCGTGGTGCCTTTTGGGGCTTATGGCGAGCAGGTCGTGGATCAGGTGCGGGTGCTCACCCCTGGGGGGTATGAGCTATGGCGCAGCGCACCCAAACCCAACCCCGTCCCGCCATACGGGGGACTGCAGCCACCACCATCGCAATGGGAGTTGTACGACAGCGGCACCACATCGCTGAGCCGGATTCCGCTGGTGACGGTGTATTCCAACCGCAAGGGGAATCTGATCAGCGCACCACCGCTGCTGGAGGTGGCGCATTTGGTGATCGCCTATGCCCAGCGTTTTGCGGACCTGCACCACGGCATCCACGTATCTGCCAACCCGATGCTGGTGTTGCGGGGCTTCGACCCGGATAGCGACACCCCGTTGGGGATTAGCTGCAACACCGCCTTGCTGCTCCCGCCGGATGGGGGTGCGGAGTTTGTGGCCCCCAACAGCGAGGCGTTTGACAGCCAGCTGCGGTGTCTGCAGGCGCTGGAGGATCAGATCAGCCGGCTGGGGATTAACACGCTGAGTCAGAGCAATCTCACCAACGCTGCTGCGGAGGCGAGGCGGCTGGACCGCATTGATAGCGACTCGATCATGGCGGTCATCGCCGGCGACTTGGAGCGCGCCGTGAGCCAACTGTTTGAGCTGGCTGCGGAGTACGTCGGCATCGAGCCCCCCACCGTCTACATCCCGCGGGACTACGACAACCGCCTCGTCACCGGCAACGACATCACCGCCTACCTGCAGCTCTACATGCAGGGGGCGATCAGCCAGCAGACGCTGCTGGGGATTTTGCAGGACGGGGAGATTCTTCCCGCCACCCTCTCGATTGATGAGGAGATCAGCCGGACGCAGGAGATGCTGGCGGAGCAGCAGGCGATGGAGCGTCTGGCCGCAGAGGGTGGTCCCGACATGGCGTTCCAGAACGCGGGGCAGGGGGAGTCATTGGACAGCCAGACGCTGCCGACGCCGCTGCGTCCGGGGCGTAACGCTGACTAAGCCATGAGACATCACCCCAGCTGGCGTGAGGTACGCCACGACTACATGCGCGACCTAGTGCCGATTGATGCCACCTGTGCTGTGTGCCGTTGGTGGCACCCGTGGAACGGGTCTCCTACCGATCCGGCGGGCTACTGCCACTTCAACCCGCCAACGGCTCAGGGTTGGCCGCAGACAGGGAGCAAGGACGTGTGTAGCGCGTGGGAGACGGACTACAACCCCGTCCCTCGCACAAACGCGGCATGACCAACGCCGACTACCTGCGGGAGCTGGCCACTGCCATCACCCGCCAGGAGGATCTAAGCGACGACGAGGCGCAGCAGGTGCTGTATGAGCTGGCGCTGCGGATCTATGCGCTACTGCTGAGGCGTCTCCCTGAGAACCGTTTTGAGCGGTATTTGCGGTGGCCGGAGCTGCGGCGTCAGATCATCTTGTGGCTGCTGGAGGCCAATGACCTGCTGGCCAACACCGTCTACAACCGCTTGATCGGCACCGAGACGCTGGTGCTCAAACCAACCAGCCAGTTGTTCCAGCTCCCCGAGGGGGTGTTGCAGCCGCGGCCAGTGACGCAGGTGTTGGATCAGACGTTGGTGGTGGGCACCAGTGTCAGCCGGTTGTTCGCACGTAATGCGAGCACGGGGTTGTCGCCATGGGTGACGCAGATGCTGCAGCTGCTGGAGCGCAGCGTGATCTCGATGTTCTTCAAGGACCCACCAACCACTGACGTGGCGCAGAAGGTGGTGGGGGTCCGCACCCAAGCGGGGCGTGAGGTGCCGGTGGTGAACAAGGGCAGCGTGGCGAATGCGTGGCGGGAGCGGCAGCGGAATATCACGGCCGCGGCCTTGTGGGGCACCGTTGCGCCTGCGGCGCAGCGTGCCGCGGCCCTAGCGGCCGAGAGTGGCGGGCTGCGGGTGACAGGGTGGCGCTGGAATGCGGTGCTGGACCCCAAGACCTGCCCGGTGTGCCGCCCCCTACATAACACCACCGCACCAACCCCGCAGGCGTTTCCAAATGGCGCACCACCGTTGCACCCTCGGTGCCGCTGCGTTGTGCTACCAATCCTCGCGTGAGTTACCTGCGTAGTTAAGGGCAACTTAGGCGGTACTTTCACCAACCCGCGTGACTGAAAACGTCAACGGGGGTCTTCCCGCGGAAGACCAGAGTGCGTCCGTGACGCCCTCACCCGACGCTCAAGGCACCACCTCCGATGAACTGGCACGCCTTCGGGCAAAGCTGGATCTGGTTTCCGAAGACAAGCGACGAGCCGGCGAGAAGAACGCCGAGTTGAATCGCAAGTTGCAGGAGTTAGAGGAGGCGCTGAAGGCGACGCAGGCCCAGCTCAAAAGCGGCCAACAGCAAACGCTGGAGGCAAGCGGCGAGTACAAGAAGCTCTGGGAAGACGCGAAAGCGACGAACCTGGACCTAGAGCGCCAGATGTCGGAGCTACGGGGTCAGCTTGATGCAGAGCGTCAAGCGCGTGCCACCGAGACGCTACGGAGCCGTGCTCTCAGCGAGATCACGCAAGCCAAAGCACTCCGCCCCGACCAACTGTTGGCGCTGATTGCCAGCGACCTCCGTGAGGTTGACGGCAAACCGGTGGTGATCAACGGGGGCATTGAGATCCCTCTGAGCGACCACTTGGCCAGGCTTCGCGCACCAGAAAGCGGCTGGGACCACCACTTCGCCCCGAACGGAGCGAAGGGTATGGGGTCCACACCAGCTACGCCTGCTGGCGCTGCCCCTGTGAGCAATCCATTTCTGGCATCGCCGCCGAACCTTAGCGAGATCGCCCGGTTGTACCGGGAGGACCGCAGTTTGCACGACCGCCTGAAGGCTGAAGCCACCCGAGGCTGATCGGTACACCCACCCATCATTGACGAACCGCCATGGCAACGCTTCGCTCGGATGTCATCATCCCCGAGGTTTTTACGCCTTATTTGATTGAGGCATCCACCGTCCGCAACTCGTTCCTCACCAGCGGTGTTGTCACCCCACTGGCAGCACTGGACGCTTCCGACGGGGGCGACAAGATTACGATCCCGAACTGGAAAGCCAACCTGACCGGCGACGCTGAGCGTCTGACCGACAGCACCTCTCTGACCCCCAGCAAGATCACCGCTGATAAGCAAATCGGCGTTGTTCTGCATAGGGGCCGTGCGTGGGAATCCCGCGACCTCGCGCGCCTCGCAGCGGGCAGTGACCCCATGGGTGCCATCGGCGCCAAGGTGGCCGACTACATCGCCAACGAGCAGCAGAAAGACCTGATCGCCACCCTCAAGGGTGTCTTTGGTGCTCTGGGCTCCAGCAACAGCGGTGCTGCCTTTGCAGCGCTGACTGTGGATGCCAGCGGTTCTGGTGAGACCACCCTCGGCCCCCGTCAGATCGCTGCTGCTGAGGTGCTGCTGAACGAGGACGCCGACAAGCTCGGTGCCATCGTGATGCACCCGATGGTGTATGCGGACCTCAAAGAGCGCAAGGCGATCGACTTCGTTTCTGCGACGGATGCTCGCGTCACCGCTTCCACCGCAGCTGCTGGCAGCATCACCGCCCTGAACGCCTTTGGTGGTTCGGTGGCCGCTGCCTACACCAACAACATCAGCGTGCCCTTCTACATGGGTATGCGGGTGATCCGCTCCAAGGATGTGCCGACCTCTGGCACCGGCTCCACCACGAAGTACGCCTGCTACGTGATGGCCACCGGTGCTGTTGGCACCGGTCAGCAAGCAGCCCTTCGCTCGGAAGTGGACCGCGACATCCTCGCCAAGAGCGATGCAATGTCGGTGGACTGGCACAACGTGTACCACCCCCTCGGCGCTCGTTACATCGGCCCGGTGAACCCCACCAACGCCGATCTGGCCACCGCTGCCAACTGGGAGAAGGTGTTTGAGACCGAGAACCTCGGGATTGTTCGCATCACCGTCACCTCCAACTTCGACTGATCGCGCTATGCGCGATCACTTGTAGCCCTGTGCGTTAGCGCGGGGTTTTCCGTCCTTTTCCTGGTAACGACCCATGGCATCCATTTTTGAGCTGGGGGACATTCCCGGCACCCTGCTGCCCAACCAGATGAAGCTGGCTGAGCCGACCGCGACCGCCACGCTGTCTGCCACCAACAGCTTCAACGTGATCGTTCGCGGCGTACCCACCGCTGCTGCGACCTACACCACGGCCACCGCCGCCCAGATCGTTGCCGCCATCGGTGGCGACTGTGCTGTCGGCACCACCTTCATGGTGGTGGTGCTGAACGCCTCGGCTGGTAACTACACCATCACCGTGGCCGGCGGCACCGATGTGACCGTGAGCGGCGTGGCGACTGTGGCCCAAAACGCCAGCAAGATCTTCCTCGGCCGCGTCACCAACGTGACCAGCGGCACCGAGGCGATCACGCTGTATGGCCTGGGCAGCACCGCTGCTGCCGTGGCCTGATCTCAGGCGTAACCACCATGCGGGGCTCTACGGGGCCCCGCTTTTTGTAGAAGCCGTCCATGGGAATGATGACCTTCCGGCGCCTGCGCGCCCAGCAGCAGGAGCCGCAACCGCCAGAGCCTGCCACCCCGGTTATCACATCAGAGCCGCCGGAGCCCACCGCCCCTGCACCAAAGCGTCGCCGCAAGGCCGCGGAAATCTTGGAGTAGTGCCTGTCCGTTAGCGATCACCATGAGTTACGGGGAAGCGGACATTGGCTTTGAGCTGATCACAGACACGCTGGCCCACACCGGCCGGTTCTTCCGCCTCTATGCCTTGGAGGCCACGGTGATCAACACGGCCACGGTGCTGAACGCCAGCGGCAACACGTTCAGCGCGGTGCCGCTGCCAGCCGGCGGTGAGATCGACGGGATCTTCACGTCGGTGACACTCACCAGCGGCAAGGTTGTCGCCTACAAGATCTGAGGCTGACTCATGCCCGCACCCACGATCGTTGCGACGGCAGGCAGCGCCAGCGCGAACAGCTACCTCACGGTCGCCGGTGCCGACTCGATCGCCAACGGGATGCTGGGCACCTTGGCGTGGAGCAGTGCCACCAGCGATGACAAGGCGCGGGCGCTGATCACCGCCACCAACGGACTGGAGACGCTGGAGTGGATTGGCACCCGCACCAGCGAGACCCAAGCGCTGAGCTGGCCCCGCACCGATGCGGAGTGCGGGGACAAGGTGCCAGCGAGTGATGAGATCCCCCGTGAGCTGGAGCTGGCGACGTTTGATCTGGCCAACGCGCTGCTGACCACACCGACCCTGCTGCGGAGCGCAAGTAGCGCGTCTGCGCTGGTGCCTGGGGTGCCCAATCGGGACCTGAAGAGCCTCAAGCTTGATGTCATGGAGATCACTTGGCGGACTGACGTGGGGAACAGCACCACCGAGGCGGTGACGCCACTGACGGTGCTGCCGCACTTGGCCACGATTCTGGGCTGCCTGACCACCAGCACCACGCGAGGCGGGATCGGCAGGGTTTGCGCAGTCGTTCGCAGTTAAGTACATAAGGGACTGGCGAATCAGCTGTAGTTGGCTGTCGCTAAGTTATTTATGTGCCTAACTCAGCCACTGCTGAAGATCCGGCGTGCCCGGACAAGTCGGTGCGTCGCAGACCACGCACCGGTTACCTAGCCACGCCACTCACCCGTGACGAGCAGCGGCACGTTGCCGCGATGTACCGCAAGCATCAGGGAATCCTGCGCTTGCTGGGTCGCAAGCTCTGCCGCAAGTACCCCTTCGTCAGCGCGGAGGACGTGTTCAGCTGCATCGACACGGCCTTCATCAAGACCTGCAGGGCGTGGGATCCCGCCAAAGGGGCGTTCAGCACATTGCTCACCGTCTTTTCAGAAGGTGACGTGCTGCATTTCATTCGTGACCACAACTGGACGATCAAGGCGCCAGGCGCAGTGCGGCGTCTGGGGCAGCTAGCCCGCAAGATGTTGGATAAGGGTCACACCATGCCTGAGGTCCGCGCAGAGCTGGGGATCAGCGATGAGCAACTGAAACTGGCGCTGGTGGCAACCCAACCCACCGACCACGACATCCGCGGGTTTGACCTTCATATCTGCCCGCGCCCCAACCCGTGGGAAATGCTGGAGGCAGCGGAGTACGGCTACGCGGAAAGCTAGTGGTAGCACTCGCTTCACACCATGGCAACCGGCGCGTTCTTCGCTTCGCTGGGCTACAAGTTTTACGTGAAGGCTGGCACCACCAGCTCTACTGCACCAACGTCCAGCACCGGCATGACCGAAGTCCTCTCATTGGTCAATGCTGGCATTCAGGGCTCCACTGACACGCAAGAGGTTTTGGATTATGGAAGTGAGCAGGGTTTTAAAGCTCAGATCCCCGTATCACAGAGCTATTCTATACCTTGCCAGATGAACCTGGATCTAAACGACGCCGGGTATCTTGTACTTAAAGACGCAGCTCTGAACGCCACAACTAAGACCGTTCAGTGGTATCGTGAGTCTCCCGAGATGAGCGCTACTGGCTCCCCCGAGAAGCACGCTGGCGTTGCCTTCGTGACCGACTTCTCCGAAGACATCCAGGCTGGCAACATTGCCCAGGTTAGCTTCACCCTCACCGGCTACGGCGCTTATACCCACACCGCTGAAACCAACGTCTGATACTAAGTAACCCCATACGCCAGGGCGCCCGACTATGGAGAGCAGCTGTGAACGCTGCTACCATCCGCGAGTGCTACGGAGCCGGCGCTGCCTTCATGGTGTGGGCGCCGGCTTTTTTGTGGTCGTTACCCGCGGTCGAGTTCACGCCACCGCTGCACGAAGTACCGATCAAATGGCTGTGCCTCCAGCGCCGGTTTGATCCAGTCACGGCCTGGCAGGTCAATGCTCCGCACAGCCCCGTTACGGCCGACGAACTCAGCGGTATCACCGGAGAAGATGTCCTTTGCGTAAGGAGCCGTCCACCCGATTTCCATCTGGACACCGCTGTCCGTTTCTGACACCTGCGGTTCGGTCTGGCTATCGGCGAACTCGCCGGTGTCCACGATGTTGCGCTTACCGGCCTTGACCAACCTGCCATTCTTGCGCAGGGTGTCCCGAGGCCAAGGGAACTGCGATGAGTTGATCTCGTTCTGCAGCTGTGGCCCCAGCACATCGCCGTAGTCGGTGAGGATGCGCCGCGGCACCCGCCGCATCAGGCGGTCAGCGTTCCAGCTGACCAGCCGGAAGCTCACGCCTGCCCCCTGCTGATCAGCTGCACCTTCTCCCCCAGCACCGCAGCAAGCGTTTCGCCGAGCAGGCCGGTGTTGCCGTAGGGCAGCCGTAGCGCCTTGACCTCACAGCGCACTGGATCCTCCCCAGCAAAAGTCAGCGTGCCTTGGGAGCCCACCTGCACCCGCGAGTCAAACGCCATCGGCACCACGGCATAACCCTCATAGAGCGTGTCGAGCTGATCAACGCCGGGGTAGCGGGTGATCTCAATGGTCTCCGCCCGCAGGAACATCTCTACTGAGACGGTGGCCGCGGCCGGGCTGACGTTGCCGGTGTCTGGGTCGGTGACGACCCCAGTGCCGGCCACGTCAAACACGGCGGTGGCGTTAGCGAGGGCCAAGATTGCTGATGCCATACCCAAGGTTTCCGGCAGGCAACCTCGGCTTACAGGCAGACACCAGCAGCAGTGGCGGAACTCGGAGAAGCCGTATTAACAATCCGAGTTGATTCGCAAGCCGCTGAGCGGCAAATTCTGGCATTTAGGCAAGAGATTAGTCGTGCTCTTGGTGATGTAGGCGAAATCAACTTCAACGGCCTTGAGCGCTCTGCGCGCAGCAGTGGCGAGCGAGCCGGTCGCGCACTGGCGCAGGGCGTAACGCAGGCCACGCAAGGCTTACGCTTTGACAGCATTGAAGAAGCGCTCAATTTCTCGGGCGCGCTGGATGGAACACTTAGCGACCTGCGAACTTATCGAGCAGCGTTAGAAGCCCTCAGGAACGTCACCCAAGCGACTACGCCTGGGTTCTACCAGCTCAACGATGTCATTGCGGCGACGGGTGAAGCCATCCGCAACTACAGCGCCAGCACCGACCAGCTGGCAGATGCTGCGCTCCGCACCCGTGTTCGCGAACTAACAGCGCAGCTTCGCGACCAGCGCGAGGAGGCCGCGGCCAACGCTCGGGTCGATCGAGAGTGGGTTCAGGCTATCCGCACTATCGAGAGCGCCCAGCGCAGCGCGGCGGCTGCAACTCGTATTGCCAACCAAGCCTTTCGGGACCAAGTAGCGGCGGTTGGATCACTCGCCCGCAAAGGTGCTGGTGATGTAGCTGGCGCAGTGGGCGCGGTCGGCAAAGGCGTTGGGGCCGCGGTACGCGCCGGAAAAGTCGGCTACAGCATCGGAGCGGAGTTTGGCATTTTTGAGGAGCCGAAGGTAGGCCCGATCAAGACCGCGATCTCGCAGGTCATTGAGCGCTACAAGTTCCTCGGCGAGCAAGCCACCACCACCCGCGGAATCATTCTGCGCAGCTTGGAAGGCGTCGGCGCAGGTGCCGGCCTGATCAAGATCGCTGAGTACGCAGATCAGCTGCGCTCCGCGCTGAACGGTGTCAGTGTCGCCGGCAAGGCCACTGAAGGGGCAGTGACTGGGTTGTCGCGCTTCTTCGACTACTTCTCAAAAAGCGGCCTTGGCAGTGTTGGGCCCCTGAAAGACGTATTTAGGGCGCTGGCCGATGTCGGCGATGCGACTTCAAGCGTCACGAGCCTGACCGATCAGCTGCTGCAGCTCGGGACAAAAGGTGTCGGAGCTGGGGTTGATGGAGTCGAGGCTCTTGTCAAAGGCTTCACTGCATTACCACCAGCGGCCCAGGCAGCGGCGCTTGCAGCGCCCGCTGTCTTTGCCGCGCTGAGCGGCCCCCTAAGCGTCAAGGCAAAGGAGGAGCTGAACAAGATTCTGAGCCAGCTCGATCAGATCCAGTCAAGGTCTATTGGCGTTACGTCGGGCCTTGCGCAGGCCATCAACGATCTGGGCAAGGCTGAGTTCGACGCGCAGCCGAAGCTGCTACCCCCTGCCACAGACGCGCTTAAGCAACCACTCAGCGAAATTCTCAGCGCCCAGCAAACCAGCAAGAACGTTGAAGACGCGATCAACCAGAGCCGCGAGCGCGGTGTTCGGTTCCTTGAGAAGCAAGTCCAAGAGCAGCAACGGCTGATTGATCAGGGTCTGTTGCTACGCCCTCTGTCCCAGAGCCCAGTAGTTACCAGAGATCGGCTGCTGCCGCCCGGCGCACCAGCCGCGTCACTGCCTAACCCCAACCAGTACCAGTCTCCGATCGGCCCGAACGAGTCGCCTGCCGTACTGGCTGAGCGTCGGCAGGCCCAGCTTTTGGACGACCTCGCCGATGTCACCGGCAAGCGACTCGTGATTGAGAAGTCGATCCTGAAGCTGCAGGAAGCTACACGTCAGGCGTATTCGCGCCAAGAGCGAAAAGCGCGAGCGATAGCCGAGTTCGGCGCTTCACCAATCGATGGGCGCTTGCGGGACGGCCGCCTTATTCCTGGCTCTCCCGCCGCCAAGAAGGATCGTCAGCGCCGAGTGAACGACGCTGCCGGGAGTGCCATCATCGGCGGCGCGTTCCCTCTGCTGTTCGGTCAGGGGCTTGGCGCCAGTCTCGGCGGCGGCCTTGGCGGCCTTGGCGGAGGAGCACTCGGCGGCCAATTCGGTTTTGGCCTCTCACTGGTCGGCACGGCGGTCGGCGCCCAGTTTGATCAGGCCAGCCAAAAGCTGCAGACCCTTGGCAGTGCACTGAGCGACCCAATCGGGAAGTTCGGCGAGCTTCAGCAAGCCGGGCTGCTCTCATCGAAGGGTTTGGAACGCCAGATCCAGGCGCTGATCGACACCGGTAGGCAGGCTGAAGCCGCTGCGCTGATCCAAAAGGATCTTGCCACCACCTACGGCGACTTACAGGCAGCCAAGGGTCTGGCCAGGCAGAGCGATGAGCTGAACCGGTCGTGGACGCGACTGACCGTGACCCTTGCAGACCTAGGGATTTCACCACTGGTCAGCCTGCTGGGCGAGACCAGTAATGCTGTGCAGGGTTTTGCGCTGGCGATTAAAACCCTGCGTGACGCGCTGCCCAACCTGCCGACACCGTTTGGCACGCCGAAGGAAATCAGCCAGAACTTGACCTCGCAAGGTGGCATCACTGGGGGGCTGGCGCGGTTTGCCGGCGACTACGCCAAGAACTTTCAGCGCATTTTGTTCTCCAACGCCTTCCTGCCCGGAAGCGGAGTGGACACCGTGCTTCGCTTGGGCAGTGGACTTGGCCAAGTGTTTGGCGCAAACAAATCCGCGACCTCACCGGCCACCGCCGCGGGCGAAGCCAACGCTGAGGCATCGACGAAAGCGCGCCAGGAACTGCTGGCGGTTACCCGCCAACTGATCACCTCAGAAGCGCAGAACAACACCACGCTCACCACCGGCTTGAAGCTGCGGCAAAGCCAGCTGCAGGAGGCGCAGGCGATTGCGAACCTAACGGAGACCGACCCCAAAGCTCGCCAAGTTCGCATCGAGGAAATCCAACGTGCGGCGAATGAGGAGCGCGCTCGTCTGCGCGAGCAGGCGCGGGAGGCCGAGCGCAGTGGCATCCGCGATCTAGGCCGCGCCCTGCAGCTGGTCGGCGTCTACGGCACACAGCGCCAGATCAAGGAAGAGCAGCTCAAGCTGGACGAGGCTCGCCGTGTTGCAGAGCAGGCGCAGCAGAGCTTCAACAAAAGCGCCACGAAGGACAAGGCCGAAGAGAACGCCCTGAACGCGGCGATCCTGAAGTACCGCCAGACGGAGCTGGAGGTCACCGAAAACATTCGCCGGCTTGAGACGGAGCGCTGGGCCAACGCGATTGCCGCGGCCAACCGTCTTAAGTCGATCCAAGAGCAAACCGCGATCCAGCAGCAGCGCCCGAACCTCACCGGCACCGGCATTGGCGCGCTGCAGTCGGTGGTGTCATTCCGCGATGCCGTTCGCGCAGAGCAGGAAGCGCAGGCGCGGCTACGCGCTGAGCCTGGCAATGAACAGCTGCAGCAGGCTGCCCAGGCGGCTAGTGCCGAGGTCAGACGTGCTGCCGCCCAGACCCGCTCGGACCTGATCGACGCCTACAACGCCGCCAAGGACTCGGTGCAGGCGATTAGCCGAAGCATCCAGGACGGAGCGCAGTCGCTTGCGGAACTGCAGAACACAAGCGGCCAAGGCGTTAATAAGTATCTATCGCCTCAGCAAGTCATTCAACGCCAAGAGGCGTTAAACCCTATCTTGTTACAACGGGCATCGGAGGCTCTTAACCGGTACAGGGAACGCACCGGTCAAGAAGTCAACCTGCAGGTCAGCGGAACCTTGGAGCAGCGCAATGCCCAACTGATTGATATTGAAAGGGCGTTTAACAATGAGAATCGCGCAGTGGAAAACTTAACCATCCAGAACAATGCACTCACTCAGGCAACAAACGACTCTAATCTTATTACTGCTGCGCTAACAGCAGTTGGCGTTAAACTGTCTGAAACCATTCCCACACTTGCCACCAACATTAAAGAGTTAGCTGGCAAGAAGTGGGACGTGAACGTCACGGTTTACCAAGACGGGAAATCTCCCATCATCCCGAGTATCTGACCATGACAGTCACCATCGGCAGCTTCAGCACCAACCGCCTCAACGCCCAGCCGTTTGGCTATGAGGGTGAGGCCCGTACTGGCCTGACGGCACGGACGTTCCGCATCTCAGGGCTGCTGACGCCAGCGGAGTGGCAGACGCTGGTGAGTGAGTACAACGCATGGAGGAGCACGCGCATACAGAACGAGGACACTCTCCTTTCAAAAACTGTTGGAACTACTATCGCATTAACAGTTACAAGCGCAAATAATCTGTTTGTAACAAACCTTGCCTGCTGGTTTACAGAGGCGCCATCGGGCGATCAGACGGGCAAATATGTAAGTGCTACCGTAACACTGGTGGATGCAGCTCAGGCTCTAGCCGTAATCCTGCGTAAGCAGGAGCTAGACAATGAGAGACGTATTGCTGAAGCACAGAATGTTGACTGTGCTGTAATTGCCGCAGAACTACAAAGGCAGAAAGACGATGCCGATTGCGAGATCGCTGCGCTGCAAACGGGACTTGCGGATGACTTTGCTCAGCAGGCCCTAACCAAGCAAGACATCGAGGCAACAGCAAAAGCGACAGCTTATGCCGGTGGGACGGCAACCCTTGAAAGCATCAAAGCAGCAGAAGCAAATGTTGAGTTACTGGAGCGCCAAGCAGAAGTAGCCGCACGTTCTGCCTACGCCAGTGACATTGCTGCGGCAGAGCTGCAGCTTGAAGCGCTATCAGCTGATGGCAAAGCCACGGCCTATGCAGCTAACACCGGCAGCTTGGAGCAAATCAAAGGTTCAGAAATAGATATTGAGCTGCTTCAGAGTGCTGCGCAGGTCGCTGCATGGTCGTCTGGTACGCGACTAGACGATCTGAAAGCTGCCCGAGCATTGCAGTCGGTCTATGACAGGTACATTGGCGAGGATCTACCCGACCTTGGCACGGTCAGCCTAGGAGGCGTAACGATCACGCTCACTAAACCCGCTGACACCCGGAGCGACGGTCCTCAAGTAGCACTAACAGCGACAGGAGCGAGTTACATCACAGGCCCGCTGACCGCTCACGAAAGTCGCCAGATTGAAGGCATCATTACCAATGGGAGCTTTGCGACTTTGCTGAGCTGGTACGACTCCACCGTCAGTAGCGTGCCAAGCCCCGGCACATGGTTTCCGACAAGCGCTCCTACCGCATCAGCGGAACCATTTTTAATTAGCGGTGCAAAAGGCACTCGTTGGTCAGTTTCTTTGGAGGTGAAAAAGATCCGCTAATGGCAGTTGATATTCGCGCCGATGCTACCTGCTCGATTGGGCCACTGATCAGTGCTTCAATTTCTGATGACTATGTGCAGGGAACGGGCCTAATCAAGACAAGAGGCAACTGTGTTGTTAAGGGGCTGTACACGCCCAACGTCGGCAGCGCAGTGACGTTCAGCTACACAAAAAACGGGAGCACGCGGCAGATCCCGCGCAAGCTGAGGGTTCTTAGCTCGTTCGCAGATCCGTGCCGTCAGACCACCACCATTGAATTGGGGTGCAAACTGACATACCTAGCTGACAAGCAAGAACCGATTGATTGGACGGCATTTGACGATCCAGCAAATGCCAATGAAACATCAGAAGATGCCAAAATCATTACGCTTCCCATTTCAGCCGCATCGGTGATGGATAAGTGCCTAACAGAACTAGGCATCACTGCAAACAGCAATCCTCTGACCAATAAGTTTTCTGTTGACAAATTTGATCTAGGCCCCGGCTACGTTACGGTCTTAAGTGATCTGCTGGTGTCTGAGAGCTATTGCGGTTACTTAGATGCCGACGAGCAGCTAAACGTTTTTAGTCTTGACGCTTCTGACGACACCACCGGCCCAGTGATCGTACAAGACGACATTGTTGACCTTGGCAGCATTGGCGTCGGCCCACTTCCAGCTGAAACAGTTGTTGTTAGTTACTCAACGCTAAAGCTAAACACAGGCAACGAAGACCCCAGTGCAGCCGATTGGGATACGGTCAGCTCCAGCAACGCCCACACGATTTACATCCCCTACACAGACACAACAGGAACGCAGCAGTTCAGAGGGTACAACGTATTAGACAAGTCGTTTGTCTCAACCACGTACCAGCAGATTATCAAGCCCAATGGTGAGGTGGTCAAGGTTCCACGCTCACGCCGCACGATTGAGACGACAGGCTCCGTGGCGATTGTAGGGAGCCTAGTGACTGACTATCTCAAGAACGGAATGCAGTATTACAACCAAGATGTCACAAGAGACACAAGCGAGTTTTTCTATTACGACGAGTGGGGAAATGAAACGCTTTACATCAGTGACACTCTGGGCGCACTTGCCCATCTTGCAGGTGATTTAGGCATTAACCAGTGGGTATTCACTCCCAATAGTGACTACGTTCAGCTGAGCACGGACACCGACCGCAGCATTGAGTACATCGTTCGCCGCACCTACACGGTTGGTGAGTTTCAGCGCGTCATTACGGAGAGCTATGGACCTTGGACCCGCACGATCGCAGGTCAACAGGCGATTGCTGCAGCTGCGCAGGATTTGACCACCTCCATTCAGGTCAACGCGCTAATTGCCAAGTTGTTCCCTAAGTCTGGTGGAGTTGGTAACCGTGGTCTGTTTTCGTTGGGCGTTGAAGTCAGCACACAGCGCCGAACCGAAGGCCAGATTGCTCCAACCGACTCAAGCCTGATCAACGCTGCCAACGCCAGTGGTGGTGACCCGAGCAATGGCTATAGGACAGAGAGCAGTGCCGAGCTGGAACTAGCTATCGGCAGCGCAACAGCGCAGCGCCGCATTGAGTTTCGAATGCCTTATGCACCTGACGACACATTCATCAAAAATGATGGGCCGCCGGTGACCTATAACTCAGAACCCAGCGATGCAGCTGAAAAGGCAAATCTATACGGACGCGTTCAAAACAGGTTGCTGTTAGGCAACCGATCTGGAATGAACCTCCAGCTTGCACCGGAAAAGCTGCCAACCAGGCCGTTTGCTCCGTTTGTCGTAAGCGCTGGGGGAGCTTCTGCAACGTATCGGACGAACGGCACCAGCTGGCAACTGAGTAGCGATGGTGTGCTGGTCAGCGTAGATGCGTTGTTTTGGGGCGGTGCTGGGGCTACTCCAGGCACATCAGCGTGGTTTCCAACAGCTCCAGGCATTACTGAGCTACCACCGACTCCAACCATTACTAACACTGCACCTACCAGTGTTATTGGGACGGTTGCGACCGTTGGCACGAACCCGCAGACCACGCTTAATGCTGCGTTTCCAAGTGCCACTAGCGGCCAAGGTGTTCAGGACTTGGCCACTGACGAGTTTTGGAAATACAACGGTACGAGTTGGGTCAACGTCGGTACAACGCCGGGTCCGACGATGACGGTCACGTCTGTCGTGCCGGTCTGGAACGAAACCGTACTAGCAGTCGGCCGGACGAGCACCAAGTTGCAGGTGACCAGCCTGCCCTATGCGCTGAGCCTTCTCACGGAGGTGGCAGTGACGACGCAGACCGCGTTGGTCGTCACCAAGATTCTCAAGGTTGAGGTTCCTGCGGCCGATGTAACCGTGGCCGGTGGGGCGCCTGCTGTGAGCATTGGCGTTGCCCTGCGGCCACCAGCAGCGGATGTGGCAGTTGCAGGCGCAGCTCCAGCGGTTTCGACGGCGACGGTCGTTCAGGTGCCCGCTGCCGATGTGGTCGTGGTTGGTGCTGCACCAACTGTGGTGGCCAGCCTGACAGTGGTGTTGGTGCCAGCTGCCAATGTCACCGTGAGCGGGGCTACGCCCGATCTGCAGGCCGGCGACGACTACTACACCAACCTGGCCACGCAGTTCTTCACGCTGCTGCGGGATTGGCGGGTGGATTGGTGGGGCGACTGATCGCCGGCAACCTTGGTGTAGCGCAGGTGCGGTATGGCGGCCCCGAATCTCAAGCAGCCGACAACGATCACAGGCAAGACAGCACGCTATGCGGTGACTGCCAGCCTTGCTGCTGCGCTGAGCAATAGCGCCGCATCGGGCAAGGTGCTGAAGATTAACAGCGTTTACTGCGCCAATGTGGACGGCACCAACAGCGCAGACATTGATCTAACTATTTACAACGGCACCACCGACTACTACTTAGCTAAAACCATCACAGTGCCTGCGGATGCGACGCAGGTGTTGGTAACCAGAGAAGGATACATCTATCTTGAGGAAGGGGATAGTCTACGGGCCAAGGCATCAGCCGTCAGTGATCTTGAGCTTGTGGTTGGTTACGAGGAGATCAGCTGATGATCGGCCTGAACGGCGGCCTGTTGGGCTCTCAACGCAGCACTTCAACCACCTCAGCGGCAGGCGTGTGGGTTGGGAACGAGCAGGCATTGCTTCAACGTGCCGGGACATGGCCTCTGCTTGGCGTCCAGGTCAGTTATCTCGTTGTAGGCGGTGGTGGTAGCGGCGGCGCCCGTGTCGGCGGTGGTGGTGGTGCAGGCGGCCTTAAGACCGGCAGCATCCTGCTGAGCTACGGCACCTCCTATACGGTCACGGTTGGTGGTGGTGGTGCGGCCGTTACGCAGTCAGGCAGCACTGGCCTAGTCGGCAATGCTGGTTCTGCTTCTGTATTTGGCTCAATTAGCGTCTCAGGAGGTGGAGGCGGTGGTGCCTACAACGGCATCAGTGCAACGAGCGGTGGATCAGGTGGTGGTGCTGGTGGTTACAACAGCGGTGCATCAGCTAACGGCGCATCAGGCACGAGCGGTCAAGGGTATGCCGGCGGCAATGGCGTCAGCGGTGGCGCAGGCGGCGGTGGTGGTTCTTCGGCAGTGGGCAACAACGGAACCACCAACAACGGTGGCGCCGGTGGCGCTGGCACCTCGTCGTCAATTACTGGAAGCGCTGTTACTTATGCCGGCGGCGGCGGTGGTGCTGGCGATTCGTCTGGTGGCGCAGGCGGTAGCGGAGGTGGGGGCGCTGGTACTACCGGCACCACAACACCGGCAACCTCTGGAACAGTCAACACCGGCAGCGGTGGTGGTGGGGTCCGAAACAGCACCGATGGCAGCAACTTTGTTTCAGGTGCCGGCGGTTCTGGAGTTGTGATCATCAGTGCGCCAATCGCAGCGACAAGCACGACAGGCAGTCCAACTGTGACCACATCCGGTGCGAATACGATCTATAAGTTCACGGGGTCAGGGAGCATCACCTTCTAATGGCACATTTTGCTGAGCTTGACAAAGACGGCTACGTCATCAGCGTTGTTGTAGTCAATAACGCCGAATTGATGGTGGATGGCGACGAGAGCGAGAGCGCAGGAGTGGCATTTCTGAAGTCGTTGTATGGGCATAGCCGGTGGAAACGCACCAGCTACAGCGGGGCATTTCGTGGCTGTTATGCAGGGATCGGGTATCGGTACGACGCTTCGAGCGACACATTTATCCCGTAGGGGCAACCTAGCCTCACAGCCTTGTAGCACCCGTGGCGGTCACGATCAGCCTGTACGACCACACCGCAAAGCGCTTTGCTGATGGGTCCAACAGCACCTCAGATACCTACAAGCTAATGCTGTGCTCAGCTGCCACCTTCTCGGGAGCTAACACCACGCTGGCTGGCATCACCAAAACGGAACTCAGCACCGCCAATGGCTATACCGCTGGTGGGGCAACGCTAAGCGGCGTGACCGTGACGCAGACCGGCAACGATGCCGCGTTTGACGCTAACGATGTGACCTGGACTGCCTCAGGCGGCACGTTGGGCCCCGCTGCCTACGCGATCCTCTACAACGACACCGACGCCAACGATCCACCAGTGGCACTTATTGACTTTGGTGGTAACCAGAGCGCTGGTGATGGAACAGACTTCAAAGTGATCTGGAATGCCTCAGGCATTGTGACCTTCACGGTGGCTTGATATGGCAACCACTACCACGATCAGCCAGAAGGAACTCAAGCGTCAGGCCGGGCTGGTGTTTGAGGGCAAGACGCTCAAGGTCATGCTCTGCAGCGTCGGCGCAACTGGCTACACGTCTGAGAGCACGGTGGCCAACTGGCAAAGCGTAGAGAAGAGTGGCAACGGCTACGTGCGTTACTCCACCACGATTGCCACAGGCGCCTATGACGCCACCACCGGCACTTACAAGCTGCCCGACATTGATGCTGCCTTCACCGCCACTGGTGTGGGCTACAGCTACGACCGCATCGTGCTCTTTATTGACGGTGAGACGTACATCCATAGCTTGATCGCTGAGGATCCGAATATCACCCTCTCAGCTGGTCAAACGCAGACGTACCGCCTCAGCCTGCGTCAGGATGATTGATGAGCACGCAGATCAACGTCACGGTTGACTCTGGCGGCCTTCGGCAGCGTGATAAACAACAGCGTCATGCGCTGCGGCTTGGCAAGGTTGAAGCAGACAATCAGCGCAAGGTAGAGGCACGCGCCACAGACGCACGCACAGCTGAACTGCGCAAAGCGCTGTTGGGCACAGACGGCAAGCCGTTGTTTGGCACACCGACACCTGCAACATTGCGTCGGGATGAGCCGGCGGCCTTTCGCACAGCAAGCATGTATGAAGCATTACTAAAGCCCAGCAATAGCAGTATTTCTGGACTGGAGTTGAGCTTTGACGTGCAAGTCAAAGGCGGTTCTGCATTTGCCGTGAAAACCACTAAGAGATGGCGAGCTGATTCTAACGAGTTTGGATTTAGTGGCACCGGCTTTATTTATTATGACAATCTAGATATTTATGCAACTGATATTATTGAGCGCTTGCCAGCAGGCGGTCCCATACCTTCTCAGCCAGCAATGCGCTTTAAGAGATGGCCAGCGATCTTAAACAAAGGGACATACAAAAGTGAGATCAACTACATCATTGAGATTGACGATCGCATCAATGCAGCAACCCGCAAGCCAGCAGGCAAGAAGCCTCCTGGCGATTTCACGCTGGAGTTCTACCTCCAACTAAGCGAAACGGCCGTGTCATCTGGTGCTGTTTACAGTGGCTTTCGCCAGTTTGCGCTGGAGCTACGAAATCCAGTGACAGACGACTTGTTCGCTGAAATTATTAGCTATACAGAAGACGATCCAAACAGCGGCAACAACTGTGTCGCCATCTATGGGTGGCTAGATAACAATGGCAATGAGCAGCAAAAAACGGATGTAATTGTATCTAACGCGCACCAGTGGCACCACTACGCTATTTGCCGCAAAAGCGGTCAGCTTTCTGCATACCTTGATGGGGCGCGGGTCTCTGGCCCACATGCGACTACCTATGCAGCGACATCCAATGGGCTAGACATCTATCTAATCAGCAAAGCTGACCAAACTATTGACTACGGGACGGTTGGGTTGCCGCTGTACACACCAGATGCTGCACGCGTCTCTAATGTTTTGTTCAGCACCAAAGCGCTCTATGACGGACCCTTTACGCCAACGTACTTAGCGCCATGACCACCCCACCGCCCAACCCGCAGGCGCTGATCGCAGCGGCCAAGCAGCAAACCGCCGCTAACCGATATGCCCTGCTACGCAAGGCAGCAGATGCACGGTTGGTGCAGAAGGTCGTCAAGAGCTAAGCCGCTAACCTAAATACATAATGACTTCGCAGCTCCATGCTGTCCTTTGTTAAGCCACCGGCTCCTCGTAAGACACGCCTGATCGGCAACGACCAATGCGGGGTGCTGGAGGTTGAGGAGCGGGGTGGGCTGACGGTGGGTGAATCCGCCGCCATCAGCGAACTGCTGGCGGATGAGCAGAGCAGCTTTGTTCGCGGTGCGCAGATCGCAGACCAGATCGCCACAGAGGAAAACATCTCGCTGGCCGAGGCGTTTTCCATCGTGGAGAAATCCATCAGTGGTCAGCCGCTGGAGGACAAAGCAGAGGCGATCCGCTTGAAGCACGCTGAGCGCATTGCGGAGGTAGCGCGGGTGTACGCCTTAGCAGGGCAGAGGAATCTGGAGGCCACGGTCACTTCGCTGGTGAGGTCGCGTTGTGGTGCTCCCGAGTGGACCTTGGCTGACACCCGCGCTATGGCCAAACCCCTGTTTGATGGGCTGTGGCAGTTAGCGCAGGATGAGCAGGAAGCAGAAGCCATGCCGTCTGAGCCGCCATCCGCTGAGGATCTGGGAAAGCCGCGGCGGGGACGTGGCAGAAGCCGACAACCGATTGGGCTGCAATAGCGTTTGAGCTATTCACCGGCTACCCCGGCCAGTACAACCGCAGCACCTTCCACGCGGAACTGAGGCAGGAGGTGCTGGCGGCTTGGCGCGAGCTGAGTCGAATCCGCCGGGATGCCGCGGCCATCACCGAGCTGCCCACTGCGCAGTTGATGGCGCTCACCGCCAACTTGAACCGCGACCCCAAGCGCAAGCCGGACCCGTTCACCGCGGCGGACTTCACCTGCTTCCGCGAGCGAGAGCGGCCGGAGGACGCCTTCACGCCGGAGGTGGCGGCAGTGGCGTTGGACCTACGCGCCGAGAACAACGCACCGCCGTTGTTGCTGGCGGTCTGGCCGCAGATCTTGGCGTCTGCCAAGAACGGCGCTGCAGCCAAGCCGTTAGAGGTGCGGGCCTACCGCAGCGATGACGAAGCGGTGTGGGTGTTGGCGCCGAAGTGGGAGGGCCGCCATTGCCGCGGTGGGTTGGTGCTGGTGCGTGGCCGCGTCATTGGCCCGATCACGCTGCGGGACATTGACAAGCCGCTGATCACCCACCGGCTGGTGGTGCCTGAGAAGCCAGGCGCCGGCTGGATTGAGGCGGGGTGTCTGCTGCTGGCGGCGGAATCCTAGGGGCATGGATGTGCTCACCCTGCGGCAAGAACTGGAGTCGCTGCTCGTTGATGAGCTGGGCACCTACACCTTGGGCAATGGCGCCGTGACGCCGGCTGTTGCGGTGCGTGCCACAGGTGAGGCAATGCCATCAGGCACCAAGGTGTCAGGGGTGGAGCTGATCATCCGCCGCAACCCAGACCTAGAGCCGGTCAACGCCTACCAGCGGGAGGTGGCGCTGCGCAAATGGCGGGTGTACCTCGTCGATTGGGCGGGAGATCGCAACCTTGAGCAGCTGGCGGGGCGAGTGGTGTACGCCTACCCCGGCTGCGAAGTGGAGACGGTCAACGTACCCGAAGGCGCTGGTCCGCAACACCAGATGCGACTGGTCATCACCACTGGCCCGGATGGGTTGGTGAGTGGCGGGGCAACATGAGCCGGAAATCTCGGGTATGCCTGTCACTCCAGCCACCTACAACATTCGCCCCCAGCGCAGGGCGGACTATGTGTTGACCGTGCAGTTTAAGGACAGCACCGGCATGGGCATCAACCTGACGGGTTGGAGTGTGTACGCCAGTGTCTGGGACACCGAGCGCGTCAACAAGTACGGCGACTTCGTGGTGACAGTGACCAGCCCCAGCACTGGGGTGGTGCAGCTCAAGCTCCCCTATGCCATCACCGCCACGTTGCCGCTAGGCGGGTATGCGCAGTATGACGTGATGCTCGTGAACCCCAGCAATCTGCGCGAGTTCTACCTGCAGGGATTGGTGCGTAGCAGTGAGGGTTACACGACGCCATGAGCAATAGCGTTGAGCTGACCGCCACCGGCCAAGTTCTCGTCACCGAAGTCACGGAGCAGGCCATTGAGGTTCAGGCGCCCGGCACTCCGCTAACCGTTGAAGTTGCTACGGCAGGTCCTCAAGGCCCGCCACCGGATCTGACTGCCGTTGATGTTCTCGGATTTGATACAGCGGCAGCCGAGTCAGTTGTTGCGGGCCAACTGGCATGGAACGCAACAGAGGGCACGCTTGATGTTGGCGCGTCGGGCATTACCTACCAGCTTGGCCAAGAGCTGAGCTTCCGCTGCAAGAACGTCTCAGCAGATCCCATCGTTGACGGTGAAGCCGTCATGTTCATGGGCGCTGATGCCAGCACGGGTTACTTGGAAGTGGCCCACATGGTGGCCGATGGCAGCCTGCCCGGCTATGTGTTCTTTGGCGTTGCAACTGAACCGATTGCCATCGGGGCAGTTGGCTATGTCACCACCTTGGGCAAGGTGCGTGGATTAGACACCAGCGCCTATGCAGAAGACGCCATCCTCTACTGCGATCCGGCAAACCCTGGTGAGTACACCGACGTTGAGCCCAACGCGCCGAACCTAAAGCTACAGGTGGCAGCGGTCATTAAGTCGCACCCCACAGATGGGGTGATCTTCGTTCGTGCGAACAACGGTCAGCGTATCCAGGACTGTCATGACGTAGATGTCAGCACCGTCAGCGACGGCGATGTGCTGACGTGGGTGGATAGCGCCAACCGCTGGGAGCACCGGCAACCAACTAACGGTTCCGCACCACGCAGCATCACGATTGCGGCGCCGCAGCCCAACGACAGTTTCACGCTGTTCCGCACCACGATTGAGACCGAGATCCAGAGCGTGGTGGCATTGGTCTCCGGCGGGTCGGTGTCCTATGAGATCCGCTATGCCACTGACCGCACCACCACCGGCACCTTGGCCGCCAGTGACACGGTGACCAACACCACCACCGGGGACACCGCCACACTCCAGAACCAGCCGATCCCAGCAGGCCGCTATGTGTGGGTGGGGTTGACGGCCGTAACCGGCACCGTCAGCGAGTTCAACCTATCGATCGGGTTCTGAGCGGGGCAACTTAGGACACCTGTCCAGCCGCGCTGATGGCCTCATTCGTAAAATTCAACAGCTTCGTTGAGGCACTGGCCGAGAAAGTCCACAACCTAGGCAGCGACACCCTGACCGTGGCACTGACTGACACACTGCCAGTCAACACCAACACGCAGCTGAGCAATATTACACAGATCAGTTACACCAACATCCAAAACGGTACTACGACTGGTCGTGATTTGACTGGTGTGACCTCCTCTCAAACCAGCGGCACCTACAAACTGGACGCCAACGACTTGGTGCTGACCGCCACCGGCACCGTACCCCAGTTCCGATACGTCGTGTTGTACAACAACACAGCCACTAACGACGAACTGATCGGCTGGTACGACTACGGTTCTGCCGTGAACCTGCTAAACGGCGAGACCTTCACGATCACCTGGGACGCTGCTGGCATCCTGACCCTGGCCTGATAACTAACGCGGAGGCAGTTCAGTGGCTGTTGCCCATAGCGCTGCCTCCGAATCCCACACAGGGGCAACAGGCTCAGCCAACCAGCAGGCGTTCAGCTGGTTGCATACGCAGACGGGCACACCGAAAGGTGTGGTCGTTTTTGTCTCGACGTATGCCAGCACAGCAGATTTAATCAGCAGCGTCACCTATGGCGGCGTTGCTTTAACGCGGCTAACTAGTGGATCGGCTACCGACACAGCTGGTGAAATTGGCCGCCTCGATGCGTTCTTCCTTGGCAGCGGTCTAGGCACCGGCAACCAGACCATCACCGTCAACCGCACCAGCAACGCGACGGTGATGTATGCGGCGGCGGCAACTGTCACCGCTGGTGCCAATACTGCCGTCCCTGAGGCGACCATCGTCCTTCTGGAGGGCGATGGCACGCTCACGGTCCAGAGCGTTGATGACACGTCACCCGGCGTTAACAGCCTTCGCTACGCCGGTTGCTACTCGGGTCTAAACACCCTGCCAACGGCAGGCACGGGCAGCACGCTGCTCACCAGCATTGACATCGGCAACTACGGTTCTGCGCTGGTGCGCGAAACCACTGCCGGTCAAGGCGCTCGCAACGTCGGCTTCAGTGGCAGCTCCGATGACCGCGCAGCGGTTCATCTCGCCATTCGAGAACTGGTTCCTCGGACCCTTTCTCAGACGGTTGGCAGTTTCACGCTGACGGGCAATACGGCCACGCTCACCAAGGTCAGTCCGAAGGTCATGGCCGGTGGAACTGGCACCTTCACGCTAACGGGCAAACCTGCAGATCTGCGCCACAACCCGGACATTGAGGCTGGCGTCGGCACGTTCACGCTGACAGGCAACCCAGCCGATGCGCGGCACAACGTCCGCATCGAGGCAGGCACTGGTGCGTTCAGTTTTGTTGGCAACGACGCGACGCTTACTGAAGCGACGCCCAAGGCCATAACGGCCGAAACCGGCAACTTTTCGCTAACGGGCAACGACGCCGCACTCCGCCGCAATTACGCACTGACAGCCGAGGCCGGTGCGTTCACCACCGATGGCCAGCCAGCCACGCTGCGCGACAACCCGCGGATTGAGGTTGCTACTGGCTCTTTTGCACTGAACGGCGGCAACCCTGCCCTGCTACGCAGCTACTACCTAAGCGGCGGTGCGGGCACGTTCATTGAGACCGGCCAGCCCGTCACATTCAGCCGCACTTGGGCAATCCAAAGCGGCACGGGCAGCTTCACGCTGACAGGTAATGCGGCCAGCTTGACTGAGCTAGGCGCTTACGAGATTGATTTAACCGTTGGAGCGTTCGCGCTCTCCGGGCAGCCTGCCACGCTGGCGCAAAGCCGGACCATGCCGGTCAATGCCGGCGCCTTCGTACTTGGCGGCCAGCCCGCAACACTGCGCCACAATCCGGCTATTGCTACCGATGGCGGGCAGTTCACGCTTTCGGGTCAGCAGGCAGCGCTGAAGCAGGGCCATGCGCTGCCAGCAGGCACCGGCTCCTTTGTACTCATAGGGCAGCCCGCCACTCTTGCCGACACCGATCGACTTGAGGCAGGCACTGGGATTTTCACGCTGACAGGAGATCCCGTTGAACTGAAAAAGAACTCTGCTCTATCTGCAGCCACCGTTGCGTTCACCTTTACCGGTAACTCAGCCAGCCTTGACAAGCAATTTGCGAGGGAACTCAAAGCTGATGCCGGCAGCTTCGTGCTCACCGGCCAACCAGCGACCCTGGCTGCCCTGCAGAAACTGCAGAGTGGTGTTGCCTCTTTCGCTTTGATTGGCAACCCAGCAGCGCTACAGATAGCGCGTCTGATAACAGCAGACGCTGGTACGTTTATCTTTACGGGCCAAAGTGCAAACCTCACCGATACCGATGAGCTATATCCCTCGGTCGGCAGCTTTGCGTTGACAGGTCTAGCGGTTGGGCTGTTAAAGACCAGCACTGCTCGGCGCCGGAATGTTCTAATTTTTTAGGTCAACGCACTAACGGCGCATCCGATCCGCCACCCACAGCAGCGCCCACATCGCCACCATCCACAGGATGGTGAGGATCGCCATGGTGATGAGCAGGTTAATCAACGACCTTGGCCGCGGGTCTTCTTGCGGCCGTGGGCGGCTTTGCTGTGTTGGCCCTGCCCTTGGCGTGTCCGCTTGGGTTTGCCGGGCACATGTTCAACGCGGGTTGCGCCTTTGGCTTTGGCCACGCAGCGACTGCTAGTGCCCTAGATAGCCGCAGGAAACCTAGGCCGTTGCCTCACGCCCTATGACGCCAGAGGAAGTCGCGGGCCTCGCCATCGCACTGCTGGCAGGGTCTGAACTGTTGAGCTATATGCCGGGCGTCAAAGCCAACGGTTGGGTGCAGCTGGTGCTAGCCGCACTCCAGGGCATTGCCGAGGCCCAAGGCGGCAAGGCCAATCGCAACAAGCGCCGCCGCTGATCGTGGTTGAGATCTGGGCGGCGATTGTTGGTGCTGGAGTGGCCATTGGCGCCAGCGGCATTGGCTCGTTCATGAAGCGAGACGATGAAGCCTCCCGCGCTGTGATTCGCCTCACCGCAGCGGTGGAACACATTGCTGGGGAGGTGAGTCTGCTGCGCGGTGAGATCAAAGAAGACCGGCAAGAGCTGTACCCCAGGCTCAACGCCATTGAGCAACGTCTGGCCAAGTTGGAGGGACGCCTTTGATCCAGCTTCGAGATGCGGCTAAATGGTTTAAGGGTCAACCCCACCAGCTGGCCGCGTGGGATTGGTTGCAGGCCGAGCTGAGCAAGAAACAGCTTGAGGAGTTTGCGGAGCTGTACCGCGCAGCGGTGGAGGTCAAGCAGCCACTCCCGCCGCCGTGGCTGGCGCCCTCGCTGCGGATTATTAAGTCATTTGAGGGGCTACGCCTAGAGGCGTACAAGTGCCCAGCGGGTATTCCGACGCTGGGCTATGGAGCAACACGCACCAAAGACGGCCCGGTGCGGATGGGGATGACGATCACCGAGCAGCAGGCTGAGGAGCTGCTGGCCCATGACGTGGAGCAGCTTTACGGCCCTGGCGTCCTGACCCTGATCCCCTCGGCGGCCAAGTGGCGGCCGAATCAGATCGCGGCGTTGGTGAGCTTCAGCTTCAATGTGGGCCTCGGGGCGCTGGAGGACTCCACCCTCCGCAAGCGCCTCAACGCCGGGGAAGACCCTTGCACCGTCGTTAAGGAAGAACTGCCCCGCTGGTGTCATGCCGGCGAGGCGGTTTTGGCGGGGCTGGAGCGTCGCCGCGCTGCTGAGGTGGCCTTGTTCTGCGGCGATGTCGCTACCGCACCGTCATCGCCCGTGCTGCGGGTGCCGTATTACAGCCAGCGGGACAGCGCCACGGACCAAGCGCTGCGGATGTGTTTCTCGTCGAGCTGCGCGATGCTCCTGGCTTCGCTGAAGCCTGGCGCGATCAGCGGACCTAACGCTGACGACCAGTACCTCAAACGGGTGCAGCAGTACGGCGACAGCACCGACGCATCAGCTCAGCTCAAGGCCCTCGCCAGCTACGGCGTGAAGGCGCAGCTGATGCAGAACTGCGAGTGGGTGTACCTAGAGCGCCAGATCAAAGCCGGTATCCCCGTGCCCTGTGGGTTCTTGCACAAGGGCAGTGTGGGCAAGCCTTCTGGTGGTGGGCATTGGCTTTGCGTGATCGGCCTGACGCCAAGCCACGTCATTGTCAACGACCCCTACGGCGAGATGGACGTGATCAATGGCACCTATATCAGCTCAAAGGGAGCGGGGATTGCCTACTCGCGTAAGAACTGGGGGCCAAGGTGGCTCGTTGAGGGGCCAGCAAGCGGCTGGGCGATCATTGCGCAGCCGTAATGCAGAACATCAGCCGCCGCATCCAAGACGGGCTGTGGGTGGTGCAACGCACCGACACCGACGTTCAGGTGTGGCTGGCCATCGGCCGTGATGGGCTGACCTATATGTCGTACTCCGAAGATAACGCCAGGCTCTGGCTGTCAAGGGAGCGGGACGAGCGTTGACCTTTCGACGCTCTTAAGCATTCCCAGGTGACTTCTGCCTGCCAGCGTTGGCGGTGTTCAACGCAATAACCCAGCCCACAGACACGCCAATGCTCTTCACCGTTTTTCTTTATTTTTTCGATTCGCACATTATCAACCACGGGGGAATCTAGGCGAACCGTTACTAGGTTCCCGATGGCATGGGGCGAGTGGATGGTGCCCCAGCTGGGGCCAGAGCACCTGCTTACCTTGGAGCGGCAGCGCCGCGTCATTGAGGGCTACACCGTCACAGAAGCCCGAGAGCAGCTGTGGAG